AGAAACTCTACAAGGACCGGCTTTCGAACCAATATTCATCAGAAACTTTGATGAATTCCAAGTTTATTTCGGGGGTACAAGTCCTGAGAAATTTGTTAACACTCAAATTCCAAAATATGAAGCATCGTACATCGCGAAATCATATTTATCACAATCAAACCAACTTTTCGTAACAAGAGTATTAGGACTATCAGGTTATGATGCAGGTCCATCTTGGTCTATTACCACTATCGGTAATATAAACCCATCAACATTAGGTGCTACCGGTAATACTGGTCCTGTTTATGTAAACTTTACAGGTACAACAGGTAACAGTGGAAATGTAGTTATCACTTCAGTACCAGCAGCATTAAGTTCTGTATTTTATTCAACATACTCTACAGATACTAATGGTTCATCAACCATTGATTTAGATTTTAGAAAGTCGATTGTTGATCAAATTAATTTATATTCCACATCGTCCTCAACTTCGGCAACTACTTCGTATTTTTGGGGTTCAGTTAGTGGAGGAACTTTATCAGATATTACAGGAGATTCTTTAAATACTGTTACTACTTTGTCAAATGTTTTAAGTGTTGATAATGTTAATTTAACAAATGCAGATTTGTCATCATACAAAAATGATGCATGGTACTACTCATTATTTAACTACGCATCGGGAGATTATAGTGGTTTTGGTTTTGGAGCATCTTTATCATCAATATCAGCAATAACGGCATCTGTTTATTCAGGTTCAATGGCTGTTTATTTAACAAATTATTCAGGAACTGCATATTCTGATTATGATAACTTAGTAGTTGCAACCCTTAGATCAAGAGGTCTTTCTGAATATAATAGTCAGCAAAAAGGACCTAATTATGAAGTAACAGGAAAAACAGATGTTACATTAATAACCACAGGGTCATATTCTGCAGTTTCAGAAAATCCACTTTCAACGTTTGTTGTTTCTGGGGTTTCTTCAGATGGAGACACATTTAATTTTGAAACAAGTTTGCAATCAACTGATGTAAATTCAATCTCAAACGTTTTTGGTAGATCAAACTTTGGTAAAGATAAAGAAGAAGTTCCATTATTTGTTGAGGAGGTTTATTACACATTATTACTTAATGGATACAGAAATGGTAAAATTAGAGGTATTAACGGATCTTTAGTTTCTACTTTAGGTGCTAGATCATTAGAAACTGATTCAATTGGTTTTTATCTTGAGCAATACCAAACACCTGAAACTCCTTACATTGTTTCTGAACTTAGAGGTAATAAAACTTACAAATTATTTAAGTTTAGATTAATTTCTGATGGTAATGCAGCAAACAGATTAGTTAAACTTTCTATTGGTAACGTATCATTTGCTAACGGAACATTTGATTTATTTATAAGAGATTACTTTGATACCGATAGAAATGTTGTAGTACTTGAAAGTTTTACAAATTGTTCAATGGATCCAACATTAAACAATTATGTGGCAAACAAAGTTGGTACTGCAAATGGTGAATTTGCACTTAAGTCTAAATACATAATGTTAGAAATGAGTGAGGAAGCACCATCAGATGCACTTCCTTGTGGTTTTGAAGGTTACATTTCAAGAGAATACGATACTGCAACACCTCCGTTTGTAAATTATAAAACAAAATATTTGAAAGCGGGTGATGTTATTTATAACCCACCATTCGGATCATCTTCAGGTGGAGATAATACAGTTATTTCAAGTGGAGAAAATCCAAGATTTGCATACTTAGGTATTTCAAATATCACGGGTTATGATTCAGATTTCTTCCAATATAAAGGTAAACAACTTCCGGCAAATTTAGGAACTGACACTGTAGGTATTGATTGGGGTTATATAACTAAAGGTTTCCACTTTGATAGTGGGGCAACTGTTGTAACAATCACATCAGGACCGACATCAGGACAATCAGCGTACGAAGTAGGTGTTACATCATTTAGATCTGAACCTTCAGAAATTGATGACGCATACTACAAACTTAACACTCGTAAATTTACATTACTAGCTTACGGAGGGTTTGATGGTTGGGATATCTATAGAGAATATAGAACTAACGATGATAGATTTATCTTAGGTGCTAGTGGTTATAAGTTTGGTGCGGAGGCGTCAATTACTTATCCGACAGCAACAGGATGGGGAGCATTTAAACAAATCTCAGGGCCTAACCAAGAAGTGTGGGGTAATACTGACTACTACGCATACCTTTGGGGACAAAAAACATTGGCTAACCCTGAAGCGGTTAACATCAATGTATTTGTTACTCCTGGTATTGACTATGTAAACAACTCAAACTTAGTTGAGGAAGCGGTTACAATGATAGAAACAGACAGAGCTGATTCAATCTACATCTGTACTACACCTGACTTTGATTTATTCTCACCAACCCTTGATCCGGTAGATACTAACACTATCTATCCTCAAGAGGCTGTAGATAATTTAGAGACAACAGGTCTTGATTCTAACTACACTGCAACTTACTACCCTTGGGTACTTACAAGAGATAGTGTAAATAATACTCAAATCTACTTACCGGCAACGGCTGAAGTTACAAGAAACTTAGCGTTAACTGACAACATCGCATTCCCTTGGTTCGCATCAGCGGGTTACACAAGAGGTATCGTAAATTCAATTAAAGCACGTAAAACTTTAACTCAAGAAGATAGAGATACTCTTTACAAAGGAAGAATCAATCCAATTGCTACTTTTAACGATGTGGGTACAGTAATTTGGGGTAACAAAACTCTTCAAGTTAGACAATCGGCACTTGATAGAATCAATGTTAGAAGATTGTTGTTACAAGCTCGTAAATTGATTTCAGCAGTTGCAGTTAGATTATTGTTTGAACAAAACGACAATAAAGTAAGACAAGATTTCTTGGATTCAGTTAACCCAATCTTAGATTCAATCAGAAGAGATAGAGGTTTAATTGATTTCCGTGTGACAGTTTCAAACACACCTGAGGATCTTGACTCAAACACTCTTACAGGTAAAATCTTCTTGAAACCTACAAGAGCACTTGAATTTATCGACATCGAGTTCATCATTACTCCAACAGGGGCATCGTTTGATAACATCTAATAATAAAAATGTGGGGGTAGGAAACTACTCCCACTTATATTTATAAAATAAAAAATATGAAAAAAATTATAAGATTAACAGAAAATGATTTATCAAGAATTGTTAAACGTGTGATTAAAGAACAATCAACACCAACACCTAAAATTGAAAAATATGATAAACTTGAAGAATATGATAAAGAATATTTGTTGAGGTTAATGACAGATGCTAATAATATATTATCAGACATTTTTAAAAGAACATATGACGAAGATTATGATGATGCTGATAAAGTAAAATATCTTATAACTAAAATGTTTAATGAGTTTATTCAAAAAATTACAAACATTAATTACGTAATGAAATTAACTCCGTTAAATTTTCGTGAAATAGAAGATAGATTAGGGAAGTTCTCAAGGTCACAAAGATTAACTACGTTATCACGAGAAGATATAACTATTATATTAAAATTTATTAGTGATTTAAATCACTTATCTAAAGCACCAACTAATGAAATTTTTGTAAGCGAATTTAAAAATAGTTTTAAAAGAAATTTAAAAGAATTTTTAAATAAAATTAAAAATGTAAAGGTTCAATCTAATATGAAACCATTACAAACAAAACCATTACAACAAATACCAACAAATAGGGAAACCCCTAAACCAATACTTAAAAAATCTCCATTTGAAGTGAGTGGAATATACGGATCAAAATAAAAGTTATGAAAATTACAAAAAAATTAATTAAAGAATCTTTGGGTTATAAAAATGAGGGTAAAAAATCATACTCTGAAAAAAAACAAAACATTATTATAACTGAAAAACAGCTTGAAAGGCTTTTAGAATATTACAAAAAATGATTATGAACTTAAAAAGACTAATTAGAAATGAAGTATTCAAGATTGTTAAAGAAGGTATTTCTGAAGAAGGAGTTCCTGATTTAAAATATTATGCTTTTGACTGGGACGACAATATTTTATTTATGCCGACAACTATTATTGTTTTAGACGATAATGATGATGAGGTAAAAATGAGTACAGAAGATTTTGCAGAATATAGAGGTCAAATCGGTAATGAAAATTTTGAATATAAAGGTAAAACCATTATTGGTTATGCAAATAATCCTTATCGTAATTTTACAGTAGAGGGTGATAAAAACTTTTTAACTGATTGTATGTTAGCAAAAACAGGTCCGTCTTGGGGAGATTTTGTGGAATGTATAAATGGTGGGTCCGTATTTGCAATAATTACAGCAAGAGGACATTCCCCTGAAGTAATGAAAGAAGCAACATATAACCTTATTATTAGTAACCATCAAGGAATTGATTCAAAAAGATGTGTAGAGAACTTAAAAAGATATATATCATTAATTATGGATCAAGATGCCAGTGGACTTTCAGATAAAGAAGTTATAGACGATTATTTAGAACTTTGTTATTTTGCACCTGTTACAAATCCTGGTTTCGGAGGTGGTTCAGCATCAAATCCCGAAGAAGGGAAAATAATTGCTTTAAGACATTTCATTTCATACTGTAAAGAACTTTCAAATGAGATTGGGGTAAAAGGATTATTCAAAAATGATATGTTAAATAAAGAACCAAAAATTGGGTTTTCAGACGATGACCCAAGAAACATAGAAAAGATATCAGGGTTTTTAGAAAAAGAATATCCAGAAAAACCAGTAGATATATATTTAACTAAAGGAGGAGAAAAAAGAAAAGTTAATTAATATAATTATTTTCTAGTTTATATATAATATATA